AGACCCTATTCAGATTATCCTTTATATAATTATAATCCGCCTCGCTAATTTGATGCCTTGCTATTTTATAGGTAATAGGCCCACCAGGTAAAGGAGCCGGCGGCCCATCAACAAGCGAATACCCTAAACTTGAGATTTCACGTTCAAAAACAGGAATAGGAATAGAAATAGGTGTAAAATTATAATCTTCAGAAACCTCAAAATTCTCTTTGTATAAGGAATTTACGACAGCACTATGTTTAATTGATAGATCTTTATTTAGCGTAAAGTCAATCAACCGATCTTTAGTTATATCAAAATTTTCTTCTTCAACTACTAACTTAATATCATTAAAAACAATTCTATTAACTGGCGGTGTAGTCCCGGACTTAGCGGCAAACAATTTTAAATTCAGTTTGCCATTATTAGGTAAATAAATATCTTTAACTTCTAATTTTCCAATCAAATCATAAACACTAGCAAACCCTTCTTGCTTTCCTAAAGTCAATACATGAAGTGCTAAAATCTTTGGACTCTTACTCGAATTATTTGAAGCAAGCAGATCTGTATCTAACAATAAATCATATAAAAAAACTTCTTCAAAATCACCAGCTTCCAAAGGCGTTTTTAAATCGATATTCGCCGTACTAAAATCAAACCACACCTTGAAATTAATTGTCAAATCAACGGTCCGGCTGCCATCCAAGGCACCCCTCACTAAAACAGGACTTTCAAGGGTTATAAAGTTAGGCGCTGTATTACTTTCTTCACCCAACAACGTTAACCAAAACGGCTTAAAAGAAACGCCCTGTGCTGTAATATAAGTTTGATACAATCCAGCATCGAACAGATCATTGTTTTTTACAGCATAACCATCAAAATAGTTCTCATAGGACGACAAAGCCAATTCATAAGTTGTAGGATCTGTACCGTTTTTTTTCCAGTACTTCACCGGTATCGTCGTACCGGAAACAGTATTGAAATTTTGATCAGCAATATCTTCAGGTAGCAAATTTGTATTTTCATCGATATCCCAATTAACGGCTACACTTTTAAAAGAGGTTGTTGAATCAACTATCGGCGTTGCCTGAAAAACGGCCTTTGTACTTTTCCGATTCAAGGTACTACTATCAACATATGCACCGGAAGCATCAAAATTATTAGTTACAATAGCAGCCGCGTTTAATCTATTAAAACCAACCAAATACCATTCGCCGTAATACTGAAATAATTTACAACCCAATGATGCTACAATATATTCGAGTATTTGATATGCTGTATCTCTTTTGTCCTTAGAAATATACACACTCGTATTAATTTCTAAATCTGAAATTTTCAAATCTTCAGCGAAAATATTAAGCATACCTAAAGCCGATTTTATCGGCAACTCATTACCCGTTAAACGCAAACATTCAGCAACAATAACAGACACCGGCATTCTTTCTTCATAAAAAGAAGCCCCTAAATATTTATTTTTCAATCTAGCAATACCATCAGTAAAAATAAAATCAACAAAAAATGGGCTATTGGTGTACGGCTCACTAAATTGCTCAGGTAATAAAAATCCCTGCCATACTTTTATAATATTTAACGGATCACTACAATCACTCAGCACACATTTATACCTACTTTCACTACCTGTAAACAAGTGCAAAAACTTTCCATCACTAGCATCATTAACCAAAACATTAAATGATAACTCACTAGTTAATAAATTCGTAAAATATGTATCATCACCATTATACCCAAGCTTTGGAGATCCAATTGCTGTTAATTCATCAGACAACACCCTCGAGTTCGTTTGCGTATCTATTACCTCTATAATAAAACTATCTAAACTCATGATCGGCGGCTTTTACGTTCATCAGCTCTATTCAATATAAGCCGTAGCTTATCACCAGCGATTTCGGCACTCGCTATATAAGGCACTTCTCGTACACCACCGTTATTAGGACTAATAAATTCTTTTAGTTTACTAAGAGGTGAAATAACTTCAGGATCAATAGAGGCCCTCGGATTATCACCAACGAGCGCCAATGTAGGACCAAACGCCAAACCACCTTTTGCCAATGCCGGCGCACCACCACCTTTAGAACCGCCAAAACTACTACCCAAACCCTTTAACAAACTTCCTACCAATACCAAAGCAGCACCGGCAGCGATAGCCGCCAACGGATTTTTGAAACTAAGCTTCACCGCTTTCATTGCAACACCAATACCAATAGCAGCTTTACCAATTTGTATAGCCACATCACCCAGGGTACTGAGTAACAAACCGAAGATATCACCCAAACCAGCATTCCCTTGAATAATTGCGGCACCTATCTCAGCAAATCCCGAAACAAAACTTTCAACAGTCCCTTCAAGTATAGATCCAGCTTCATTATTAAAATCTAATAAACGACTTTGAAACGCAATTAATTCTTCATCAACCGGAGCCGTAAAACCCTGAAGTGAATTAGGATCTAAAGCATCAAAACCACCTACTGAAGTAGCACCAGCTGAAGGTGCTGCATTAATGGCAGTCGAAGCAGCCGCGGGCTTTCTAATTCCATTAACAACAGCTTCAGCTATTTTTCGTTCAATAGCCGATGCATCAACATTTTCATCTTTTAAAACAATCTTAGCACGTGTACCGGCGCCCTCAATCGATTGTTGCATATTAGCGCTCAGATCTACTCCTAACTGCTTAAAATCTTCATTTAAACCACCAAGCAAGACACTAAAACCATCCTGAGTACTTGTTACAACATCGATCAACGCCTCTTTAAGAGCGGTACCATTAAAAGTTAGTGCCGCCTTTAATATTTTACCAACATTCACGAAGGTGTTTTTTATCCTGGTACCAACATTTGAAATGATTGTACCCAAGGCACTAAATACAAATTTACCAATGGACCACAAATTTCGAAAACCCAAAACAATACTATCAACAGACACACGAAATAGCAAACTCTCGTTATATAGATCTATAAAGTAATTTGCGATATCAACTAAAGTCTGTTTTATTGGCCGCCAATTTTTATAAATGATCACACCAATAGCAGTAAGGCCAGCAATGATTAAACCAACAGGACCAGCCAGCAAGGTAAACCCTGCTACTATCGCCGGTAAAACAGTACCAGCCAACGCTAATAACGGACCAATAGCCGCCGCAACACCAGCCAGGATCACTATAAATTTTTTAGTTTCCGGTGATAGATCACGAAACCGCTCGGCTGCTTCTTTTATCTTTTGTACAAAAGGCAACAAAGCTTCACCGATAATCGCACCAAAATCTTCAGATAGATCACCTAAAATATTTCCTAATTGTTTAAACGGACCTAAACCAGCTTTTGCGGCCGCTTCAGCTGAGCCACCATATTGCTTTTCAAGTTCATCTAAAATAATGGTTTGAGCTTTGGCTAATTGATTTGTTTTAACCAGGGAATTAATGACCTTTTTCTGATCAGTAGAAAATTGAATACCTGAGCGACTTAAGGCTGATAAATTAGCCACCGGATCATTCAACGCTTTACCTAATTGAATAGAAGCACTTTTTAAATCACCATCTAAACGAGTAGCTAGATCTAAAGCAGCTTTTTGCGTTCGCTCAAATTGCTCGTTTGCAATATTTGTAAAAGTTAACAGCTGCGCAGTTACATCTTTTAAAACAGCTTCATCACCAAACAAAGTAACACCCTGCAAATCAGTAGCCATTTTTTGCAACTGATCACTCGTAAAACCAACAGCGTTACCGGTTGCTTTTAAACCGGCATTTACCTGAGCAATTGCTTGCTCTTGTTGATCCCAGGCGCGAACACCCACAGCAGCCAAGGCCAACAAAGGCGCTGTTACACCTAGCGTAAGGCCCTGGCCAAATTTGCGCATTTTTTGAGAAGCCTTAGCAACACGCCTTTCAACGTTTTGCATCTGCGTGCTAAATTCCGTTAACGGAATCTTAAATTTAAGATTTATGGACGCTAAATTTCTCATTAAATACTACTTCTTATTCTCTTTGAATTCGATTTTATCCCAACTTTCAAAAAGGTTTTTTACTTCTTTTTTAGTCATTGCCTTTACTGGTTTTTTATCTTCAGATTCTTCTTTTTTATCCCATTCAAAGGGCAAAAATTCAGCAACACCAACATGCTTTTTACCTTTCTTTTGAGGTATAGAACAATACACTTGATGCGCTATTATTCTAGCCCGTTCCCAGCTTGCTTTTAGTTCGTGATTTGCAGCTTCTAATAAACGCGTTTGTTTATCATTATATCCTTTTGCAATGTTTTCAAATTCACGAGGCGTTAAGCTGTAAAAATAATCGAGATTCAAACCCATTTCACCGCAAGCGATACGCTCTAAATCATCAAAATCAGGATCAAAAACTATTACTTTTTCTGACCCTTCTTTTGCTTTCCCGTATCACCTTCACTTTCTTGTTTTGGAAATGAAGCCGCAAAGGCACCTATAATATCACCGAGCGCTTCCATATTGTGTAAAAAATAATCGACGCAATCATCACGATCAACAGGAATTTGGTGAGCATCTGATTTACCAGCACACAACACACCAGCCAGGATAATATCACCTAGTTTTTCATATACTTCCATTTCAGGTTCTTCACCTGGTTTAAAACCAAGCTTTCCAAATTCAGCGCCTAATTGCGATAATTTTGAAATTTCCCACTGATCAGCTAAAAAACGATAGGCTTTATATCCAAACTTTACAGGGTAAACTTGACCCTCAATTTCAACGGTTAGTGTTTTCATATTACGCTACGGTTCCAACAGTTAAATCACCCGATCCTAAAAATGTAAAAGACCCAGTAACTTCTTCATCATTCGTTGAAGAAATATTACATTGAGACACATACGCCTGGCCACTAAAAACGATATCACCACTAACTGAAGTGGAAAATTCAATCGTAACCAGAGTTTTAGCTAAATGGTCCTGAAATAATTCAAGCCCATCAGCTTCAGCTGCACCGGCATCATTAGCAATTAATTTATCGCACGTGATATTCCATGAATGGCTTCCTGGCGTTTGTATTTTACCGCCGGTATCTTTACTGGCAACCTCTTTAAAATCCAGCGTTGAATCTAACGTTGCGTTTGTTTCGTGAAAAAGGGTATCTGTACCCTTTTTTATTCTCATTGTAGTACCTTGTAATAATCCCATCGTAATTATGTATTAAATTGTTATGTTAAATTTTTGCTCGATATAATGTTCTTTTTCATCTTCGGTGATATATGGCTCTTTGGTACCTTCAGAAAATTTATAAATGTTCTCAGGCGTACCCTGTAGTAAAGCTTTCATTGCAGCTTTAATTAAATCAGATCCTTCACACGCTTCGTTATATGTTTTATGATAATTTTCAATTCGTACTTCATAAACTCCAACACCATCTTTAGAACCACTATTTAAAAACCGTACCGAATACGTGATATAATTCACCGGTGTTTTTTGATCTGCCAACAACGGAAAAACCCGATCACCAAAAATCGCAACTAAAGCAGATGCGCCGGTTAAACCTTGAAATATGATTGTTGATAGTTTAAGCATTCGATAATCTATTTATTTGTTTTTGTATGTACTTTACTGTGCGAGCTTCAGCATCAGCGGTAACCCTTCCTTTTGTTTGGTTGAATCCTTTTGCACTAAAATCATTGGCCTGAATATTTACGGTACCACCGGCAATAAAATGACCATACCAACCTTTATATCTTCCTTTTAATTTCGGACCAACATATATAACCGCATCTTTTCGCTCCCTTCCTTTTCGGCCCGTTCGCTTACCTATTGACTTTCTAAGGTTCCCAGGCTCAGCATTATCACGTGTATGCTTTCTTTTTCCAACCGGTGTAAATGATCGAACAGCTTTTACCGTAGGATTTGCCACCTGGCCCAATATTTTCAACATTTCACGGCGCTTTACACGATCCGGTAACTGTGAAATTTTACGTTTCAATTCAGCAAAGCCAGTGATTTCAACTAGCTCTTTACTCACTTTTCGTACATTTTAAACTGATCATATGCATCCGGCCAATAATACCAACATGATTTATATTGTAATCACCATCGATATCACGTACATACATCGTTGTACCATTTTCTACTATTTGCGTAGAATAACGCATGATATATTTCCGAACGTTCTCAGCTTTTTCTTTACCCTCATTTTCTTCGCCACCTGATAGATCTATTCTTTTAGAACTCACCTTACCAAGAACAGTTAACGCTTCAACAGAATCACCAGTTAAAGGATCTTTTGTTTTCGTAATTGAAAGTATTTCAATGACCGTATCGAGTTCACCTATTGATATGCTTTTTACCATTGTTTATATGGCCTTAATAGCGTTTGACTAGCTCGTTCTTTTTGATCAGGTGAATCATCACGATGTTTATCTAAATAACCGATCACTAAATTCACAGCACTCAAAATACGTTTGGGTATTTCACCAACCTTATAACCAACTTTACCGGTGATTTTTACCGCTCTGTCATCATATAATAGATCAGGCAAATCGGGTTCATAGTGCAAATAGCTATCGTACATATTTTTACTATACAATTGATATAAAGCGACATCGAGCGTTTGAGTAGCACCATTTTCATCCTTATATTCTATCGATGTAATAGCGTTTATCGGACTAAATTCACTCTCCACTTCAGAAATAAAAGAACTGGTTTCGATAACAATATCTTGCTCGATGATGATCCGCTCCAAATAATCCTTGGCATACCCAAAAGCTTCAGCAATAATTTCAGTTATACGATCATTTTCATGATCAACTAAAGGATCAATTTTTAACTGTTTTTTTGCCTGGTCCAATGTTATTGGATAGGTGATATTGCCCGATATGGTATAGTGTTTACTCAATTCAATTACGCTTTTTCAGCAAACTTCGCTTCGATTAATTCTTTTGCCTGAGCGACCGAAACTGGAGCCGTATCTTTGACATTGTACGCCAACTTAAAAGGTGAAACCGTTGGTGATTTTAAAAATCTAACTTTTACCGTTTTCGGCGCAGCAGCAGCTTTATCAGCTTTCGCTTGAATTTTACCATTGATTTCAGTAATTGCAGCAGTTTCTTCAGCTGTCATTTCGCGCTTTTCAGTCGCTACTAAATCAATAATTTCTTGTTTTTTTTGTTCTAAGGACTTGCCCATATTTTCTAAATTTTAAATGAATTTTTTAATGAAAGGTTAAAGAAGAAGAAAAGCCTGCCCTAACAAAACAGGCTTTTCATCACTAACCAAATAATCAACAAATTATATTATGAAAGATCCCAATCTTTAATTACAGCAAAAGCTTTAGGCTGTCTAACTAAAATATCCCAAAAAGAATTTGTAGTGATCTTAATTAAACCCTCATCGGCCAAGGTAACTTCATCTAAAATCATAGAAACAAAGCCCCAATTTCCAATCAATAATTGATTAAAATCACCGAAAATACCAGCATTAGCAGCACCGGCCAATGTACCTTTTGTAAGATCATTAGGCACCAAGTTGCTAACACCTGCTTTGTAACCATTTATCTCATTATTACCGTTCATCAAATAACCAGCGTTATTTGCGGCGTGCGGTGTTTTCTTTAAAAATCCTTTCGTACCGTAATTGATTAAGTATGCTAATTTTGCCTTTGTTGCATTTTCAATCATGATACTCGTTTCAAGATCCACAATATGAGGCCAAGTTGGTGCTGCACCATCAGTACCACCAACAACAGCATTCACATCAGCATCATTTAAAATACCCGTAACACCGTTGATCGCTCTAAGGTCAACAGCATTTGCGATTTCAGCATTGATATCTTCCATCGTTTGACTCTCTAAATTGATATTAGATTGAATCAAATTCTGTAAACTAACAACCGTTTTAGCAGCCAAACGATTTGGCGCCATAGCTTTTTTACCATAAGCATTACGAGTTCTTCCAACTTTAGCAATCTCATCTTCCCAAGTAGCTGTGACACCACCGTTATTAGTTGGAAATGCTAAATTTCCTGTTAGACCTCTCAATACTCTAGCACCTAAACCTTCCAAAACAGGTTCAGGACGTAAATATTCAATCAACGGTTGGTGCTGCGTAGCAACTAAATTACCACCAAAAGCACCAGCTTCACCCGTAACAGTTTGTTCATCAGCACGCGTATCGAAAGTTGGCATCATTAAACCCTGAGCCTCAACACCAGCAGCACGAGCTTGTTTTTTAGCTTCTTGATGCATTTCTAATTCAACACCATCTAGCGGCTCAGTACTTGAACTCAAACTCTGACGCATTGCCTTATGCGGTGAATATCTTTTTTTGATTTTATCCTTTTCATCACCTTCAGAACGACCAACAGGCGCACCGGATAAGCCAGCAGCACGAGCTTCAGCTTTTTCTTCAGCTTCACGTTCAACAATTTGACCATCTAAAGCCTCAATTTGAGTGTCTAGACTTTGAAAGCTTTCTTTTTCTTCTTTGGTAAAACTTCTTTTTTCAGTTTTACGAGTTTCTAACAAAGAGCCTTGTTGTTTTACTAACGATGCTCGTTCTTGTTTTAATTGCGCACTAGTTTTCATGTTATTTATTATTTTTATTAAACATATATTGAGCATCGAATTCATCCATTGAATCCACTCTTTTTTCTTCTATTATTTCAGCGCCCTCTACATCAGAATTATCAGCCGTAAAAGCATCAAAACTTCGTTTAGCAACACTAGTATCTTGATACGCTGGGTACGTAACCGGCGCCACATCATAGAGGCGTTCTACTTTTTTAATTTGACGTAAATCCTTTTCACCTTCACGCTCAATCCAAATACTTTCTTTTACCCGAAAAGCAAAGCTGCTTTGACTCACATCACCGGTAGCAATGGCATCTTCTAAATCTTTTGCGTAACTTCTGTTTGGTGTTGTGTATCGATATTTCAAACCTTCAGTATCAACAATCAACTCCAAAGTTCCCTTACCCTCTACACTACGAGCTAATACGAAATTTGGATTGTGATTAAATAAGCAACGCACATCATCTTTTAAAACATCATCAAAAGCACCTGGTAAAATCTCTTCTTCCATCCAACCCAAATCAGTACGCTTATTAAACAATGCCGCAGATCCTTCGATTACTGAATTTGCATCGTCATCATCGGCACGCGTTTGAACAACTACCGGCGCAACGAAAAAACGGCGCTCAGCTGTACCATCAATTTTTTTTATGTAATCACTTGACTTACCCATACTAATCTTCTTTTTTTAAATTCTTTTTTAACTGATCTTCAGTAAATACATTTACCGGTGTTAACCTGGTATCACCATCATCAACAGGATCCATATCCTGTAATTTTCTAGCTTCGTTCACGGTATAAATACCAGTTAAAACCATTTTAGAAAGGTGATCTGTTTGCGTTTTTGTATCAGCACGTAATAAACTTTGAATATTGTATTTATAGAAGTGTGTTAGCTTTTCAGAAAAAGAAAAAATCTTACGATCAAATTCCTGTTCCGTTCTTAAAACCCACGGTAAAATACTATCACCAACATGCTCAATACTTTGATGTTCGATATTATTATTGGTCGCATGGTCCAGACTTTTTAATTTATGTAATGGTAAATTCAACCAACGCGCACACTCTTCAACAGCATGTTTATTTGTTGCTAAAAAATTAGCCTCCTGAGCTGTAATTTTAAGAGGCGTAAAAGTCATACCCTCATCTAATACAGGAATATGCCAAGCCGATACCGTTGTCATTACATCGCTTACAGCTTTACTTACCTTGCCTTTTGCAGTTTTATTTAGATCTCTAGGGCTTGTAATTATACCCGATCCAACTCCCTTACTTTCGTAATATTCAGCGCTAAACTCTTGGCTTGACAAAGCGACACCCAAACTTTTAGCGGCCATTTTGATTACCGAAATACCAGTAATACCATTTAAACTAAAACCAGGTATATGAATCACATCAGCAGCGAGGTATGTTTTGCCTTTGAATTTGTAAAAAAGTTTTTTATTGAATTGACGTACTTCAACTTCATCAGGATTCCATACATCGAACCCGATAGGATCACCGGTATTTGAATTTCTATCAATACCAGCATAAAAATTGCCTTTTAAAATAGCAATGATTGGTATCATTTTATGAAACATAAAACCGGACTGAAGAAAATTCGGCTCTTTTGACAGTAGATAATCTAAAGGATGATCGGTTAAGCGTGTTCTTTTATCGCCATCCTTTTTAAAAATACCTTTTCCCAGTTTAGCAATATCATTACCAATTAAATCAATACCATTAAAAAAAGCGGATAAGGTTAACGCAGTAGTTTCATTTACAACAGCGCCATTTTTAGTAGTAACACCACCTAAAAAACCACCTAACCAGGTTTGATTTATAGCACCGTTACCAATAAAACGTTTCTCAGGTGTCAAATCAGCCAAAGCCAATCCGAATGCCTGAGAAATTGTACGTTTATTTTGAAGAGTTTTTGTAGCCATATGCTTTTATACATGGCTAAATTATTTATGATGAAGATTTTTATTGTGTAGGTTTCCTACAAAATGTAATTATTATGAATTTTTAAGATCAAAATAATTATCATTCATCATCAGCAGCGTTCAATTTTTTTAGGACCATAAAACCAAGAAATACTTCTAATAAAATCAGCAAATAGACGAGTGCCACGCGGACAAAATTTGATTTAATTAATTCTAAGTCTAATAAAAAGCTAGTGATAAATAACAATAAGAAAGTACCAATGATCACTTGTATTTTTTGCATGTTACCCATAATCATTTTTGAGATTTTAACCAATTATTAACGGACCATCTGAAGCTATTATACCCACCACTAAAACGAGGCTCACCAAAAAAATCTTCATACTTTTCATTCAAGGTATCAAACGCTTCTTTTTGCGTGTCGCATTCCTTTAACATCACATTAAAATAATGTTCAAAAAAACCGTTACTATTTCCGATTTTTCGCATCAATTTATTTTCAGCTTCGAGCGCCTCTACATCTACAACCGCCATAATTACTCAGCGTTTTTATCAGGAGCTTCACCGGCAGCATCGACAATTTCAGGAGCATCAATTTCAGTTAATAGATCTCTATACTTTTTAGGTAGTTTTTTACCCTCAGCTTCAGTAAATTTTGTGGCCGCAGCTTCAGTTTTTACCCAGGCTCTCGTTTTAGATAGTAGCACTTTTAAAAATTGATTCTTTTTGTTTTTTACGATAAAGGTTTTCATATGTATGTATTTACGTTAATAGTTAATTTTTAGATTTAAAATAGTTGCTTATCTAATTCACTTTTACTTTGAGAGTATAATTTATCAGTGATCAAACGATACGTTTTAGCATTTGAAAAAGTTGTTAATTTAAAATCTTCAAATAACATTCCTTTTTCTTTTATCTTTTGCACATGGCTTAAGATTCGAGCTTCAAAATAAGCTTGTGAATAATCATCATATTTTGTAAGTAAAAAATATCGATTGATCTCATTTTTAATAATACTATCGATGATACTAAGCGGCTCAGCATATCCGTTGTAATACTCACGAATATTTGAGATTTTAAAAAAAACACTGGCCGAAGC